ACCATCGCTTTGTTTTTCTGGTGCTGTAGCAGCTACCATTGGGCCTGCTGGATCAGTACCTTCTGCAAAGTATGGGCTTGTTGGACTCTTATAGCCCACCCACTTGTCGCCATCGTGAATCATGATATCAACTTCGTCAACTACAGAGCTGTACCATAAAGTACCGTCTTCTGCAAGACTACCTGGATTATCTGCTGAACTGATATACACTAATGGTACCCAGTTGCTGGCCACATAGCCTGATGCTGTTTGGCCTACTGGTGCTGTTTGAATCCACTCTGTGCCTTCGCCAAAGTTAGCTTCGCTAGGCTCATATTGATATGCAGTTGAAAAACCTAATGGATTTAATGGAGTGTTCAGTCCATTGGTAAATCTAATCTCGCCGCCTTTATTATGTTTAATTACTAAACGGTTTTGACTATCAACTTCTGCAGTAATGTTTACATAACCGTTAGCATTGATCACAGTTGCGATAGTTTCTGCATCAGAAGAGTCGCCGGCTGCTGTAAATTGATTAACTTTGTCAGCATCAATAACAGCATCACCTACTAATGATTCTGCCATATTAAACACATAATCTTCGCCGCTGGTAAACATACCTGTTATAATCTTTGCACTTCTAACCACAGTTGCTCCGATAGCAGCTCTGCGCCATGCTTTAAACTCTGCTACACGTGGTGTAGAGTCAGCTGTATCGTCGTGTTCTTGATAATTGTATTGTACATATACTGTTCCAAGAGCAATGTTTGCGCCACCGCCTGTTTTATCTAAACTAGCAATAGCTTCATGACCGTTGGAATATAATGGTGCAGTGATGCTGTCCCACAATAGTGTTTGGCCGTTCCAGCGTTTAAATCTCCAACGAGCACCTAGATTGCTTTCTGTAGTCTTTAACCACACAGAACCTGTAGGACGTGGATATGTATCTTTTCGTTTAAATGTAGGAACTTGTGTATGCTTGCTGATTGTCAAACGTGGGTTATAATAATCACCGCCAGCAATTCCCAATGTTGTTAATAGGCCTGCTGTACTAGCAGCACCAATTTCAACTAGGTTAGAATCATCACCAACATCACCGCTTTCGCCGTTGTGATAAATTTCTAGTTTGTTATTAACTACCGAAGCAGTTACACCGCTACCACCTAATATTGGATTAGCATTAATTGCATCTACAAGTTTAGCCAATGTGTTGTTTGGACCAACTGGTACTAAAATTGATTCACCGTTAATTTCAATAACGTTGTTAGCAGTGAGCGTAGAGGCTGCTTTAGTACCAGCTACAGTTGGCCATGAAGCTTGCCATTGATTGCTGCCTACTAAAACCCAAGCACCTGAACGATTCTTGTAATATAAAGTATTTGGATGGAGGCTAGTTAATGCAGGTCTGTTATCGTTAGCATCACGTACAGCAACAAAAGCGTAGTCGCCAATCTGACCACCTGCTTTTGTATTTGGAGCACCAGTAAGTGGATCAACTTTATTTGGATCTGTAACTACAAGTGGGATTTTGTTAGTAAATGTCTGGCCACCAGATGAAGTAACTGCTGCGCCATTCCACTCAAAAACGCCAAATGCTGTAACACTAGTATCTAACCAGTGTGTTCCTGGGATAGGATTAGCAATTGGAGCTTCTGCTGAAGCATTTAGTTCATCTAAATCAATATTAGCTCTAACAACATAAGCACGATTACTTACGCCTAACAAACTGTAAGCAGCCTGTAGACCGTATTCGTTCTGTTCACCTGCGTGAATCGGATTGTTATTAGAATCTGTCTTGAACGATGGATCGCCAAAAGTATCTACAAGATCCTTCTGACTGGTTATTAAATATACTTGGCCGGCGTTGGCCTTTAAGGTACCTGGAGCTGTTCCGTCTCCTGCACCGTTAGTTTTATTTTCTGCTGAAGCAACGACAATTAAAGGTACGGTGCCAGGCTCAGCTGGTGTATAAAACGATTCGTCAACAACTTTGACTTCTACGCCTGGTGAAGTTAATGCCATATTAAACTCTCCTATGGGGTTTCATTATACTTTTATTTAGCGGTTTTTTCTAAAATGGACCCGTAATACCCCTAAATGGTATAGAGATGGATTTAGGTTAAGTAACTCTTGTGATAAGTGTGGCTTTAAAAGCAAACACAGAGAGCAGTTTAACGTCTTTCACATGGACGGAAACTTAAACAATACTAAACTTACTAATCTTAAGTGTATATGTGCCAATTGTCAACGCACACTAGCTAAAGAAGGATTTAACTGGCGACGAGCTGATCTTCAACCAGATTTCTAATCTGCGAGAATAAATCATCAATACTGCCGTTGTTATCAATTTCGCAGTCTATTCCTCGACCTATCCATGCTGTTTCGCTGGCATGAATTTTTAGTGCTTCCATACGTGCTTTGCTAATAGCCCATGACATATTTGTTGGACCAGCATTTACATTAAGTGCATCTTGATACCACCCTGGGTCAGCACCTCGAACTACTCGCACTACTTTGCCGCCTGCGTTATGAATGGCTTTAATTTCGTTAGGAAATCGCACATCTGAAATAACAATATTATCACTGGTCTTACGCATTTTGTTTTCTAAACTGGCAATCCAAACGTCGTCGTGAAAACCTTGTCGGCAAACTTCTGTACCCCAGTATTGCAAAATCCATCGAGGAGTTAGGTTAGGCATATTGAGTCGTTCTGCCCACCAAGGATCTACACGCTCACGCCACTCACGGGCTTCTTTGGTGCGGCCTTCTAACAGGGTTCTGTCCCATCCAAATACTGCGGCAACAGCATCTTTAAGTGTATTAGCAAATGAATCACGGCGGAATCCGTGAAAGTTAACAAGATAGTCTGCGGCAGTATCTTTGCCCGAACCGATAAATCCAACGAAGCCAATGATCATAGTATCTCCTAGGTGATACTATATTTTATACTATTTTATAACTTTGTCAAGAATTTATACGCCATATTTGTTGCGTTTTGGTTTAGCAACAGGGCTTGTTTTATTTGTAGTGTTTAATTCTTCGCTGTTCATGTTGCCGTCATTGACATCTTTATAATCGGCACCAGCGGCTTTGTACGCCATCTTGAGTATGTCTGCTTCTTCTTTGGTATAAGGAAATGCAGCTTTGCGTTTGCCAATCCAACTTTTAGCATCTATGTCAGGCATTGTTTTGCCATCGGTCGATGCCGCTGCCATGCCTACACGAAATTGAACATAGTCACTGTTAGCTCTTTCTGCGTCTCCGAATGTGTGTACACCCCGAGTAGACTGATTTTGACGCTTGGTCATTTTAGCCTGTTTTACTTTTGCTTCGGTGATAATTTCTTGAACTTTCATATTAACCTATTACAAATGTATAACCAGTTCCGCCACTGATTAGAGTTTCTAGTTCTTTGTCTAATTTTTCTAATTCTTCTTTGCTGGCAGATTTAAGATCGGCACCATTTAACTGCGTTCCTCCTTGAGGCCCAGCAATAGTTCCAAATTTGCTACGTGCTTCTCCTAGTATACCTTTACAGATAGCTAGAGTATAATCTTTAATCCACTGTCCTGCATAGATGTCATTAATAAGATTAAAATCTGGTCTGTAATTATAGCATCTTAACAGTAATGTTTCTTTTTCAGTAAACGGTCTTTGTAGAATACGTAATGTATGCGAATACGGAATCCACTGAAATTCAATGTAGCTACCAAACATACGTCCTACCATTTCTTGATATTGTGCAAAGAAATCATATGTAGCAATACCACCAAGTGTTGTTGCATTTAACAAATATGTATTAGTATAGGCTAAATTAAATGGCTCAAAATTAGTGCCTGTGCCTACAGATCTACTTCCTAGCGATCGTCTAAACACTGATCTTACTTCAACAATTTCGTCAGGAAGTTTGTAATCATTAGTATCTCTTTCTAACTCAATAAACATGTAGCTTTCTTCAACCGCATTTGGGCTGCGCTGTCTAAATCTAGATAGCGTTTTATTAAGAGCTGCTTCGTAGTGTATAGGGTCAAGTTCAACGTCAATCATCCCGTCGCCTAGCATGGCGCGAACATAGTCGTAAACTTTCTGTTTTTCAGCTTGAACATTAATTTCTAACATTGGTGTCTCCCAGTATATTTATCGAATAAATACTGTACTATGCCACGTTTATCACTTTACCGTCCCGAAAAGGGCAACGACTTTAGAAAACCGAGATAGAAAGTATGATCCTAGCATTTATAGAATACGAGGCGTTTATAACGTACAAGATCTTGACTTTAATTTAAGTCAGTTTGGTTTATTTCTCGATAACGACACATTGTACATGACCATACATATCAACGATTTTGTTAATACTGTTGGCCGCAAACCTATTAGCGGAGATGTATTAGAAATTCCGCATCTCAAAGATGAGTTTGCTCTTAACGATTTAGATGTAAGTCTACCTAGATACTATGTTATCAGTGATGTAGGCCGAGCTGCTGAAGGATTTAGTCCAACATGGTATCCTCATTTATACAGATTAAAATTAACTAAAATCAGTGACAGTCAACAGTATAAAGAAATTTTTGATCAGAAGATTGTTGATCCAGTAACTGGTGAAGAAACTAATAATACGTTGCGTGAGTTGTTAAGTACTCAACAAAAAGTATTAGACATAAACGATCAATTAATTGCTCAAGCAGAAGCAGACGCTCCCAAGAGCGGTTACGAAACTCGACATCTGTACACATTAGCAGTTGATGCATCTGGTCACGCTGCACTAGAGTCAGTTGACGATACTAGTTTTCCTCCAGACTCGTCATCTACTAACATTGATGCTAGTAGAGTTTTAAAGAGACCAAAGCGCAGCGGCTACCAAGGTTACCTAGTTGGTGACGGAGTTCCAGAGAACGGTGTTGACTTTGGGCACGGAATACAATTTCCCAATAATCCCTATGACGGTGATTTCTTCTTAAGAACTGATTTTTTACCTAACAGATTATTTCGATATGATGGGGCTCGATGGGTCAGAAGAGAAGACGATGTACGCATGACAATGACTAACACTGACACTAGAAGTACACTCAAAGGAACATTTATTAACAATAGTAATAAAGTTGGAGTTGGATTTATTGCCAGCGATGTTTATAGAGTTGAAGAATTTAAAGTTACAGCATCTATAGCTACTGTAGGAACTGATCTTGTTCTTACTGTAAGTTACATGCCGCCAGGTAAGATTATTAAAACAGGGTATGTGTTTAATTTACCAAAAATTCCCACTGATGCAAATGTCTATAATAGTGTAGAAATTGAATCTATATTGTCAGGTTCGGGAGGCATTGGCACTTATAAATTGGTAAGTACAACGGGCATAACCACTGTGTCTAACAGACAAATTACACTTATAGGATTTAAACAACATCTCCTTACTCAAACTTATGTAGCAGGTATGTTTGCCAATGTTAATTTTGGTGACAGTCTTGTTCCGTCAGTAACTGCTAGTTCAGGAACCGGCGGTAAAGTGTTGTTGACATTTAGTGAAGCAGCACCAACTGATTATGAAATAGAATGGCAGCTATATTCTGGTTCAACAAACGAAAGAGTGGCTATTAGCAAGGCTCTTAAACCAAAGGCTGATTTATAATGCAATATTTTTACGATGGTCAAATAAGAAGATATCTTTTGCAAATCATGAGATTAGTGAGCAACTTCGTTATAAAATACGGGGATGGAACACTGGTACGTGTTCCGGTAGTATATGGTGATCCGGATAGACAAGTGGCTAATATCATTAATCAGAATAGTGAAAATACTGTAGTAAGTGCCCCTAGGATATCAGTCTACATTACCGGATTAGAATTAGATAATAGTCGTCTAGGAGATCCTAGTTTTGTAGGTAAGGTACATGTAAGAGAACGCGAAGTAGATCAAGACGGAAACTATACCACTAATCAAGGTAACAGTTATACTATTGAACGTCTTATGCCCACTCCTTATAAATTATCTGTAAAAGTTGATATTTGGTCTACTAGTAATGATCAAAAATTACAGATACTTGAGCAAATATTAATGCTGTTTAATCCTAGTTTAGAAATTCAAACTACAGATAATTATGTTGACTGGACTAGTTTAACTGTAGTTGACCTTACTCAAGTAAATTATAGTAGTAGAAGTATACCAGTAGGTGCGGCAACAGAAATTGACATCGCTTCATTATCTTTAGAAACACCAATCTATATTAGTCCCCCAGCTAAAGTAAAACGTCTTGGTGTTGTTACTAATATTGTCACTAGTATTTTAGGCGGTATAACTGATAGAAATGATGCATTTGTTGACGGGTTTGGTAGTGATAGCAATATAGGATTAAATGGATCATGGATCGCTACACCTTTATCAAATATAAATTCTACACCCGGCAATGATAATATTGAAGTTGATGGGAATCAAATAAGATTAGTAAATAATGGATCTTACATATCTTGGTTACAGCTTTTAGAGCAATATCCTGATTTATATAAACCAGGATTGAGTAAAATTTATCTTAAACAACCGGACGGTACATACGTAATCGGTTATTGTACAGTAAATCAACTTGACGATACTGTGTTACAGGTAAATTGGGATATTGACACATATCCATCAAACACTCCAATCGTGTCAAATTTTAGATCTAACCTAGGCACCTTTGATGCTATAATTGATCCAAGAAGAACTAGACCATCTAATGTAGTGCCTGGTACTAGATATCTTATTTTAGAAAGCATTGGAGGTGGCATTAGAGATACGTTCACTGCTGAAAATAGCGTATATACTATCAATACTGATGTATTGCATAAAAAAGTTTACGATCATAAAATATTTGTTGATGGCGTTGAAGTAGGCTCGGGTAGTAGCAGAGTACCTGATAATAAAGAAATTGGCAACTACTATATTACATTAGATAATCCAGCTGCCTCAGGTAGCATTATCAAATACGAATTATATATGAATGAAGACGGTCCTGATGCTTGGAAAAATACTAACGGCAGTGATTTTATTGCAGAAGCTGACGACATAATTGAGTGGGACGGCAATACTTGGAACGTAATATTTGATGCTCAAGAGAGCAATGATATTATCTTATATATGACCAACGAGTATAGTAATACACAGTATAAATGGAATGGTGTGTATTGGAGTAAGAGCTTTGAGGGCGAGTATCAAAGAGGAAACTGGAGTCTTGGAATCTAAAGAAAAAATTGTCTGTAGCGGTGCAATATTTTACTCAAAAAGCACTAAAAAAATACTTTACTTACAGAAAGCCAACGGTAAACATCAAGGTGTATGGAGTATTGTTGGAGGAACTACAGAACTATCCGAAACTCCGTGGCAAGGACTTCAACGAGAGATAGTTGAAGAAGTTGGATTTCTTCCTGAAATAATTAAAAGTTTACCTATTGAAACATTTATCAGCAACGATAAAGTTTTTAACTTTCACACATACCTGTGCATAGTCAATGAAGAATTTATTCCAAAATTAAGTTTAGAGCACAGCGGATATGCCTGGACCGGACTTGAATCTCCACCTAAACCATTACATCAAGGGTTGCGGAATAGTTTTAGTAACAAAACTATTCGCAACAAACTACAAACAATATTTGATGTAATTGACCTTATATAATTAAGCGTAAGTAGCAGATACTGTGACCCACTGGGTTGCAGTCATACAGATAAATTCTAATGTTCCGCCTGTTGTGATTGTAAATCCTACGTTACTGCCTGCTGAATTTATCTGAGCACCAATGTTTGGATAAACAGTAAGGTTATTAACACCACCGTTTCGTATAACAATTCGATGTCCAGTTTGCCAGAAAGGAAGTATTACACCTGAACTTACAGGCGTTGTTGTAACGTTGTTTACGTCAGCAGTAATAGCCAATGCTGTTCCTTGATTGCTGCCTGTTGCAGTTAGTCCTGTTGCCGTACTAAATGCTAGGAAATCACCATACTTTCTACGACCTGCCTTGTAGACTCTAGTGTATCTCCAACCGCTAATAAAACTACGTCTTGTTCCAGATGTAAATGAGTAGTTAAATAATGCCATTGGGCTAAAATATTTTGTATTAGCTGCAAACTGTCCTACGGCTGTACCAAAGCCTGTGATATATCCTGTATACTTGGTCCAAGTAGTAGACGCGGCAGTATTACTCATTACCCAGTAACCAAAGCTACCCGGGTTACCTCCAAGACTTGTTCCAGATGCGCTGATGTCAACTGACCCCATATAGTGTCCCGGCCCTACATATCCAGGATCGTTACGCAGCCATACTTCACAATAAAATATGTCGTTAGTATCAACTGGAATTAATGGAAATCCTGAACCGTAGGCAATAGATGCCACACTAGGATTACTGTCGATCTGTATACAATATCCGCCTGGTGCAGTAGTGTCTGCGTTCCAAGACACGTTTGCAGTATTAAAGAAATTTTGTAATTCAGTCTGCGTCCATGTTGGATCAATTTCAAATACACATTCGCCTGGACTATAGTGTCCCATTGGATGTCTTTCTGATGTTTGAAAACGTGCATTAGTTCTTACTAGACCGTTGGCATGTTGACTATATCCGCCAACATACAGATTTTCTACAATGCCTACACCGCCGGCCACAACTATTGCTCCGGTGCTAGTACTTGACGACCCTTGATTAAACAATACAGATAGTCTACCACCAGCGCCACTACCTACGTTAATAGTTCCGGTTGATATTCCAGTAAATAAGTTTACAGTACCTGTGGTCACGTTAGTGGCTAGCGATGCTGTACCTGTAGTTCCGTTACTTCGTATGTTTACAGTTGCATTACCACCAGTGCCACCTACGTTAACTGTAGCAGCATTACCGCCTAGGATAATAGTTGATCCACCGCCAGTACCAAAGTTAATTGTTCCTGTAGTTATACTTGTCCATTGATTAACAGTACCTGTGGTCACGTTAGTTGCCAGTGTTGCAGTACCTGAAACTCCGTTACCGCTGACGTTCAATGTTGCATCACCGTTGGTTGCTCCAACTCTAACCTGGCCGCCAACACCACCAAGGTTAATTACACTCGAACTTGATCCAACACCAACGTTGACTGTACCTGTGGTTAGTCCAGCAAACATATTAACTGTACCAGTGGTTAAGTCTGTAGTAAAGTTAATAGCGCCAGATCCGTCTGCTGGACTTCTTACTCTAAATACGTTTCCTGTAATCTGTGCGCCAAGTGAGGCAGTTACCAGTGAAGTACTACTTAATCCAAAATTAACTGTTTGAGCATTTAATGATATTGTACCCAGTGCACCTGCAACACTACTGCCAAGACTAATATTAGTTATACTATTTGAAATACCGTTTTGTCCAATTTCTATAGTTTTAGTTGTAGCATTAGTTGTAGCACCAGAACCAAATCTATAAGTACTTGCGCCCGTACTGCTGTTACCTATGTTAATAGTCTGTGCAGCCGTAGCTGATGATCCTACTGAAATAGCAGTAGCATTAGAACCATAGTTTATAGTACCAGTTACTGATGTAAATTCGTCAACTTGGCCTGTGGTCACATTAGTAGTAAGCGTAGCAGTACCGCCTGTGCCGTTGGCTAGTATTGACAATATGTTATTACTAGTATTGGCACCAATGTTAACTGTGGCTGCGGCACTCTGGTGTCCAATGGCTGCTGTAGCTATACCAGGAAATACAACAGTGGCATTAAGCACATCGCTGCCGTTAATTTTAACAGCTTTACCTGATACTAAATTAATATTTTCACTTGACGACCATGCTAGTACGCCAGCAGTATTATCATACTGCCATGTTTTATTAGCTGTACCAAGGACTGTGATACCACCACCATTAGCACTGGCATCTGTAGCACCGCTTGAACTAAATGTAGCTGGCCCAGCAGTCTGATGATTAACAGTCATGGTAACCTGTGTAAGGCTGTCAATGCTTTGAATAACAGCACCTGCGCCAAATGCTCCAGTGCCTGAAGTTACTGTAAAAGTCTGTCCTGGAATTAATCCAACTGTAGATCCGCTGGTAATAGTAACTGTGGCAATTCCTGTTGCTAGTGTTGCCTGTAAACCTGTTACTGCTACAACGCTGGCTAATTCAATATTCTTATCGTCAACTTGTACTATGCTTGAGTTAAAAGTTGTTGTTGTACCATTAACTGTTAAATTACCGTTAACTGTTAAATTATTTGGAATTGTGACTAAACCTTGGTTACTGATAGAAAGCACGTCTGCCATTGTATTGGCAGCAGGTCCTGATGAACCTGGAAGTGCAGTTCTAAATACGATAAGTCCTGATCCGCCTGTTCCTGTTCCATTACCTGCGGTAATGATAGTGTCGGCACCAATTTGGTTAGTTCCTACGGCCGAACCTGATCTAAATGTTGCAACGCCGCCAGTGCCTGAAGTTGTTGCATTTCCGCCTTGGAATATTGCTGTACCGCCTGCGCCACTAGTTGAACCACCACTGCCGCCTTGTACGTCATTGTACTGTTAGACTGTGTTGTTATAGTTGTAGCTGTGGCATTAGCACCTATTGTGATTGTGCTAGCGTTTGCTCTAAATGCTTGAACTGCTGCTGAGCCCGAAGTCATTGTTCTTAATACAAGGTCAAATGTTTCTGCGCCGGCGGCAATTCCAGTAGAAAGTATTTCAATAGCTGCGCCAGTGGCATTTGTTCCGCTGGCGTTTTCAGCTATAAACTGAATACCTGTGCCCATACCGGCAGCAGCAGTTCCTGAAGTTGTATGTCTAACTTTTAACGGATAGCTTATGCTGGCATTTGATGCATCATCAATGCTAACTGTTAATGTATTTGGTGCTGTTATTGTATCTGAATTAAATGTAACAGCATCTGCACTAGCATCGCCTATGGTAGTAGTTCCGTTGACTAATAGATTACCCCTGACGGTGACGTTACTGCTTGTACCGCCCATAGAAATAGCAGCAGCTTGTCCAAAATTAATTGTAGTAATGTTAGCATTAAAAATACTAGCAGTACCTGTATTAGAACTAGCGATAGCAGGATTAGCGCCGTTCATATTGAACGTTGTACCGTTAGTCATTGTTATAGTTGGATTAGCAACAGTTACAGTACCAGTGCTAGTTCCAATGTTAATAGAAGTACCGGCGCCAAACGCATTAATTGTTGATGCGTTTGCGTTGAATACACTAGCTGTTCCAGCATTGGTAGTAATAGTACCTGTGCCACCTGTGCTGTTGCCTCGAATAGTCAAAATACTGTCGCCACCAGTTGTACCAATATTGACTAGGCCAGCTGCACCACCAATGTTTGTTGTACTTGCACCGCCTGTGGCAATGTTTACTGTACCTGTGGTAATACCAGTATAGGCATTAACAATGCCTGTAGTCACATCACTGGTTAAATTAATAGTTCCACCAGCAACAGAATTAATTTCAAATATATTACCAGTAGCAGCTGGACCAAATGTTAATGTACTTGCGGCAGCGGCACTGGTAGCAATGTTAACGCCAGTAGCAACTCCAAAAGCATTAACCGTAGTGCTTTGAGTATTCCAAAGGTTTACTGTGGTTTGTGTACCAACAACAGTGGGATTGCCTATAGTTAATGTACCACTGTTGGCGCCAACAGCAATAGTTGTTCCAGCCCCAAATAGGTTACCAGTAGTTGATACAGTATTAAAAACGTTAGCGGTGGTAACACCGTTGTTAGTATTAATTGTAGCCGTACCAGTTGTAGCATTACCGCTGACTGTTAAAGTGGCGTTACCTGTATTAGATCCAATAACTAACGTGGCAGCGCCCGAACCAACGTTAGTTGTACTTGCGCCACCTGTGGCAATATTTACAGTACCAGTTGTAATGCCAGTGTATAAATTTAAAGTACCTGTGGTAAGATCTGATGTGATATTAACTGCACCACTAGCTGTGCTTGATATTTTAAAAGTATTATTGGTCACAGCAGGACCAACGGTAACGGTTACTGCTCCAGCAGCACTTGTGCCTGCGTTAATACCTGTGGCTACACCTGCAAAATTTACAGTAGTAGCATTGGTGTTTAATAAATTAAATGTTGTTTGACTAGTAGTAAGGTCACCACCGTTAACTGCTAGGTCTCCTGTGACCACAGTATTAGCATTGTTTATTGTAGCAGTACCAGTAGCTGCACCAATACTTACAGTTGTTGCGGCGCCACCTACATTTAATGTCGTTGCATTAGCATTAAAAAGTGTAGCTGTACCAGTTGCTGATGTTGTAATGTCTGCGCCATTAACTGCTAAATCTCCAGTTATTGTTGCTCCACCGCCTACAGATAAATCAGTACCTACAAACGCTTTTTTAGCTACTGCTACACCACCTGCTGTGTATACAGATGCGTTAGTGTCTGTTGAACTTGACGCATCTGTTGAACTTAATACTTGTGCCTCTTCCGTCACTACGAGGCCGTTCTTTACGACGAAATCTATTGTTGCCATTTGGTTTCACTCTCCACCATTATGTTGTATTTATTAGACGGTATTTAAATGGTCTGATATTGGTTAACATCTGTACCAGCGGTACAAGTCACTGTGAGAGTGTACTTGCCGCTTCTAAAAGTCGCTAATGCAAATGTATCAACTGCTACGGCACTTACACTAGTAACGCCGGTCGTTTCGCTTGAGCTTATATAATTCTGATTGTTAATATTAACTGTACCAAATCTAATTGTGCTAGTTGTTGCACCAATATTAATTGTACCTGTCACACCAGTATATAGATTTACAGTACCTGTAGTTACATCAGTTGTATGATTAATAGTTCCAGATGTTGTTCCAGATAGTTTAATTGTATTACCTGTAACTGCACCACCAAATGTCAATGTACTTGCGCCAGCTGTTGCGTTAGTAGCAACATTGATAGTTCGGGCGCCCGTGCCGCTGTTAGCAAGTGTTAATGTAGTTGCTGAAGCAAACGCTGCGACCGAAGTTGCGTTGTTATTAAACACGTTTGCTGTCGTCATAGCAGTTTCTAAATTTAAACTAGTTGCTGTACTAGATTCAGCAAGTGTCATTCTTGTTACAACAGTTTGTGTGGTATCGCCAGTTGAGCCAGTTGTGCCGCTTTGGAAGTTAATTACACCGCCTGTAGCGTTACCTGTACTCAACCCCGGACGAACTGTAAATGCTGCACCTGCAATATTTGTTCCAACCCCGTTTTCGCCTTTGATTACCGCAGACACAGGTGTTGCGCTAGCTTCACTTGAACCAATAGTCACATTGCGATTTCTGATTACCAATGTAGATTCTCTTACAACAGTACCTGCTTTAGTCAAGTTCGCTGCTGTAACACTTCCATTAGTTTTAATTGTAAATGTAGCTGAAGCTGCTCCTGCACTAGTTACTGGCCAAGTACCAATAAGGTCTGGAACTCCAGCACCAGCAAGAGTAATTTGATCTCCTACTTTAATTCCTAAACTTGTATTAGTATCTGTGAATACTATTGATGTACTTGCAGTTATTGTGCCTGTTGTTGCTGCACTTAAATAAACAGTTGTTCCATTTACGCCAGTTACTGTTGTACTGCCAGGAATATTTGCGCTGCCTTGTACTAACATACCGGCACGTACACCAGTAGTTGCTGCAAATACCAATGCAGTTGCTCCAGACGTAACTGTTGTTGTTAGTGCCAATGCAGTTGCTCCAACATATACACTTCCAGAACTTAATGTTGTGAGCAATGTAGAACCAGTATTGCTGTAAGTAAATGTAGTAAGTCCAGTAACAGTTGCACTTATATTTCTTGCATCAAATGTAGAATCTGATCCGCAGACTACTGTAACTGTGTCGCCTGTGGTCAATCCATGATTAGCAGTGGTTGTAATAGTTGCCACGTTGGAACCATTTCTAGCAATTGAACCAATAGTTAATGTTAGGCCAACATTGACAGTTACGCTAGTAGTTGATGATCCGCCTGTGGTATAGCTCTTAACATTTGTAGTAAGACTTTCGCTGGCAGAATTTGAACCAATACTTACACTAGTAGCATCGCCGCCAGCATTAAGTACTTTAGATCCTGTGTTAAAAACTGCGGCAGCACTAGTGCTAGTAGTTGTAACATATGGGCCCGTTAACGATATACTTCTAGCAAGTGTGAGTCCTGTGCTCCACTGTGGGGCTGTACCTGAACTGGTCATTACACTATCACTAATACCAATATTCAAAGTGTTAAATGTTGTCGTACCAGAAGCAAACACAGTATCGCCAACTGCATAACTTCCTATTCCTGTACCTCCACGATTTACAGGTACTGAACTAGTTAAGTTTGCTGGGTTTAAGAAGTAGGAACTATCTAAATTATCTAGTGTACCAGCATCAACTACTCCAGATTTAATATAAACTTCACCTGCATTGATAGCATCTCCAGTACCAACTGCAAACTGAGATAGATTAAATGATGCGGCACCTAACGATGAATAACCACCAGCACCACCAGTCTTATCAGCTTTAATAATATCAACTGTGACTGCACCATAGAATGGACTTGAGCCGGACCCTAATATAGTAATTGGGCTCAGCGCAGCAGCCGCAACACTTTTAACCGCAGTGGCCCAAGTTGAATCACCGCGTAAGAATGTATCAGTATTTGCAGTACCGGATGCAAGGCGTGATGGGCTAATAATACCAGAAATAAT